GATTTTCAATAGCAATAGTTTCAGGATTTTCAATAGCAATAGTTTCAGGATTTTCAATAGCAATAGTTTCAGGATTTTCAATAGCAATAGTTTCAGGATTTTCAATAGCAATAGTTTCAGGATTTTCAATAGCAATAGTTTCAGGATTTTCAATAGCAATAGTTTCAGGATTTTTAATAGCAATAGTTTCAGGATTTTCAATAGCAATAGTTTCAGGATTTGAAATAAACATATTTATATTATTAATAATTTGATTATCTTTGAATTTATTATAAATATAATTGGCAATTTCATAAATCATTGATATTTTACATCCTTGAAAATATTCTCTTCCATATTCTAATACTTGTATAAATTTAACTTTAAATAAACTAATTAATTCTTTTTCACATAATACTGAATTTTCACATTCCATAATAGATACAATATTAGAATTTTTAGGATACTGTCTAACTCTATTATTTAAATTATGGCTTCTACCTAGTTTGTATATAGGTAATTTCAGCACTTTTTGTTCTCTAACATGCATTAAATATACACCCTCCATATCCATATCCATATCCATATTTATAAGTTATAAATAAATAATATATTTATTTTAATTTTTATATTATTAGTTAATTTTATTAATTATATGTTTAAGTAAAAAAAATCTAAAAAACTATAAAAATTTAAACATTTAAAAATTTTATAAATTATCAATAATATTATTATATGTATCTAGAAATACCTCATCTATCTTTTCCTCAATTTCATCTGTAAGTGTAGATGTGTATATAATTCTTTCTAAATATTTTTTTATTATAGTTTCATTAATTTTTAATATTTTTGAAACATCCTCTTTTATAGAGGACAAATTATTTGGTATAACAATATTTATCTTTTTTAAATCTTTTTCATTAAACTCTAAATCCATGATAAAATCTAAACTATTGTTTCTAGACTTATATTATTAGTTTGTTTAGTATTTTTTTTAGTTTTACTAACCTTACTATTTTTTTGTTTTGTAGTATTTGTTTTAATAATCTCAGCCTCTTGATTATCTAATGGGTTATCTAATTGAATATAATCAATTTTTTTAATCTTATCAAAATTTACAACAATATCATCAATATCAATCAAATCATTATCAATCATATCATTATCATTATCAATCATATTATTATCATTATCAATCATATCATTATCATTATTAATAATTGAATCTCCAATTAAATATTCTAATGTATTAACTTTCAAACCCTTTTCGTCCTTTTCAGCTTTTTCAGCCTTTTCACCCTTTTCTTTTGCTATATCAGTAAGAATTTTACTAATATCTAATTTACTTGTAATTTCTTTCTTACCAATATATTGAGGTGTTTCCAAATCAAATGTATAAATATTATTATTATTATCTAGCAAAACTTTTTCACCATTAATGATATCTTCCCAAAGGGTAATATATTCATTATCATATTGTCTAGGGTCAAATTCAACCTTGCGTTTACGTCCGCGTTTATTTCTTATTATAGTTTGATTTGGTTGATCAATACGACCATTAGATAATTTAATCATATGGCTTTTGCAAAATTCTGTTCCATCATGTTTCTTGCGTGTGCATTGTTTATTATCCAATTTCCGCCCTAAACAAACAGTTTCTATATTTACTGTTTTTTTACAACGTTTTTTAAGATTACCTGTATACTCTTTTATAATATCTGGTAATACTTTTATAACATGTTTTTCAATAAATTTCTCAGGTATAGTAGTATTGTATGTAGTATTCATATCATTGCAAAATGTAGTTAATGCTTTATAACATACGAAATACATTGATGATTGATGCTTATTGTCAAATTTAACCAATCCATTATTCAAAATATTATCAATACTTGACGCCAGAGCATCTTTTGGATTCTTTGGGTGTGTTTTATTTTTTTGAGATTTTGAAGTCTTTTTGGTCTTTACATTTTCTGTCTTTATATTTTCTGTCTTTACATTTTCTGTTTTTACTTTATCTTTTGTATTATTATCATTATTATTATTATTATCATTATTTATTACTTCAACATTATTTGGTTTATTTTTTAATATATCATAGTCAATTTCATTATCATATTCTAATTCATTATCATAATTTATATCATTACCATCATTACCATCATTACCATCATTACCATCATTACTAATTGATAATTTCTCAATATTTTCCACTGTATTACCCATAATATCATCAATTGATACTGATGCTGTCTTTTTTTTATTTTTAGTTTTATTTTTACTTTTATTAATATTAGTATTTTGACTAGTTTTTACTGATTCCATTTTTATAATTCTTTTAAAAATTTACTTTTATAAAAATACTATTATTTAGGAAGTCTTTAAGTTTGATATATATGTAATTTTAATTATAGTTTTAAATCAATTTTTATTTATATGTTAAAAAATCTAATTTAAAGAAAAGCAATTTTAGGTAAATATTCAAATAAAATATAAATAATTTTAAATTCTGGTGGGCTTAAGCCCACCTAGCTTTTGGTTAAGTTTTGGTAAAACTTAGTTTGTAGTGTATATGTTATATAATATAGGGGGGCTCTTTAAATGAGCCCCCCCCCCCTCCCTATATTATTTTTAAAAAAATTTTTATTCTAATAATTATTATTTAATATTTAACTAATTTTAATATCTAACTAATAGATAAATAGTAATTTACTAAATAAGAAAATGTCATTAGGTAATTTAATTGTAGATATTTACCAAAATATTATTGATATTAATGGTAATAAAATTCTAGTATTAAATGACAATGATAATAAAATATGGTTTTCACTTCGTCAAATATTAAATACATTAGAATATAAAAATATAAAAGCTGAAATTAAAAGATTAGAAATTGATGATAAAGAAATCTAAACTCTTGAAACTTTACTAAAAAATGTTCCTAAAAAAAATCATATTCAATATGATAATTATATTCAGGCACAAATGAAAATGATTAGTGAATCAGGTTTATTTATGCTTTTAGATAAATCAGAAAAGCCAAAAGCAGTTGCACTTAAAAGGATATTATATTCAAATGTTTTACCATCAATTAGAAAAACTGGTAAATTTTCTGTTAATTCTGTTGATAAAGTAAAACTTAAAAAACTTACTAAGAAATTACAATTGATTAATAAAGAGAAATCCATGAAAATCTTGACAAGTAAGAGATATACAGAATATAAAAATACATCTGGTAAAGGATTTATATATGTATTAAAAATAAAAACTTTGAAAGATGGAAAAGAGGAAATATGTTATAAAATAGGATATGCAAAAAATCTAAATAAACGTCTAGACTCATATAAAACAGGTCATCCAGATATAGAATTAGTATATCAAGAAAATGTTAATGTGAGCAAAAAACAATTAGAAAAGTGTGTATTAAACCTAAATATATTAAAAAGATTAAGCAGTAAGAATGAAATAATTTGTAATAGCAGTTTAAAAATTATAATTAATGAAATACAAGATTGTAAAAAAATTATTTCAAAATATAATGATTAAATAGTCAAATAAAATATAAATAATTTTAAATTCTGGTGGGCTTAAGCCCACCTAGCTTTTGGTTAAGTTTTGGTAAAACTTATTTTATATGTTAAAAAATGTAATTTAAAGAAAAGCAATTTTAGGTAAATATTTTTAATCTTTTTATATATTAAGTATCTAGATATCAAATTAATTATATATAGTGTTATATAATAAACACTTCTAAAAATGCCAAGCAAAACTTTCAAACATAAGATTAATAAATCTAAATCTAAGAATAAGAATAATAAATCTATTAAACGTAATAGAAAAACTCGGTCAATTGTTAGAAAAATGAGGGGGGGGGGTGGAATTAATGTAGCGAATAATACTATTATAGGTTCTGGTAGTTTTGGTTGTGCATTTAAAACAGGTGATAACATAATTAAACTAGCTAAAAACACTGTAAACACACAGCATGAGTTAAATATTAATAAAATTTTATTAGAAGAACAAAAAAAAAATCCTGAAATTATAAATTATTTTTCAATAATTACAAGATATGCTATTTATGATAAAGATTTAAATTGGCAAGAAGGTAATTATGAATTTGATCTTGATAAAATTACTAAATATAAAACAAATTGTAGTAATGCTGGTCTTGATTTATTTAATATACAACTTTTATTATTAGAAATGCCAAACGCAGGTGAATCATTAGAAACTTATATTACAAATTTATTAAAAAGTGGTAAAGAAAATAAAGTTATTATAGGTGAAATTATTGATTGTATAAATAAATCACTTCAAGCTTTAAAAATATTGCATTCTTTTAAAATAATACATAATGATTTAAAATTAGACAATATTTGTATAAATAAAAAAAAAGAATGTAGAATTATTGATTTTGGGACAAGTATATTATATGATCCAACTTCAATATATAAAAAAACAGGCATAAATGCTCCTGACTATATATTTTTAGTTTTAGATAAAGACTACATATTTAATTTTAAAAGACATTTACATATATATAGTAGCGATGAATTTAAAGAACAATTAATTTTATGTGCTAAAAATATGCCGACAGAAGAAAAAAAATATAAAAAAAATAAAGACAATTATTTTAAAATGGATTTATATTTTTTTGGTTGTATGTTAGATAATTTACTATATGAAAGAGTAGCTTACAACGGTAAAGATTATTCATTTAAACCAAAAATTGATTGTGATGAATTAAAACCTGGGGGTATTTTATATGAATTTATAGTATCAATATCTAATTTAGATTATAAAAAAAGAAAATTATTATATGAAATTAAAAAACAAACTTGGTTAGGAAGATTATTCAGTTAATAATTAAAAATCATTCATTAAAATCCATTATTATTTTTTCCATAATTTATATTAAATATTTAATTAAAAAATAAATAATTTTAAATTCTGGTGGGCTTAAGCCCACCTAGCTTTTGGTTAAGTTTTGGTAAAACTTAAAGTTTTGATATTAACCACTAAATGTGATTGTGTACTTGCATTTATTAATTTACCACTAGTATCCGCAATTGCTATATTGGATAAACTTTTAGTTACAAAACTACTAAACCAACTTTCCACAGCAATATTTCCAGTATTACGGGACAGATTTGCAGGTATAGGAATAATAATTTGATTATATAGAGATGTTGATGGATTACTTTTATCAATATCTATTATATAGTGTCCACTATCTCTATTTATCCATGAATTAAATTGACTCGATTCATCATAGCTCATATTATGATATACATAATTTTTCATTTGTAATAAATCATTTGCTTTAAACTCTACATTGTTGAAATAGGTGCTGGTTTGGATTACTAGAGTATCGCTTACACTCAATGGGACCGTATTACTAGTATTAAGAAAAATAGAATATATATCTAGAACATCATTTAGATTAGATACGGGACTACCGCTCGGTGTTGTAATATTTAAATCAACACGCGATATATACCCTTCCGGTGTATTTATATATTCTTTTTTTTGAGTGCTAGTATTCTTAAATTCTAGATATGAAACATTAGAAAGACTTATTGGTAAAGGTAATAATGGTGTAAATATACCTATTGTATTATTAAGAGTCTTATTCGTTCCATAGGATGAAAAATTAATCCCTTCCACATTAATTGCAATATATGGATAATCATTTAAACGTGGTGAAATATTAGATGTATATGATTGAATACAAGGGCGATTTGGAAGAATTACTTTGTCAATTGCAAATGATACTACATTTTTATAATCATGCGATACAGTTGAATATTGATCTTTACTAGAACCGCCAAGTTTTACTAAATATTTATAAGGATTTTCATTGGGATAATTATACCAATTGCGGTCAATACTGTTTATTACTATAAAATGATTTGCAATTCTTGCTTCTGGGTTTAAATAGTTAGGAGCAAGTGGTTCAAAATTGGTATCATATGTATTATCATATGTATCTTTGTATGTATCTTTGTATGTATCTTCATATGTATTATCTCGATTATTATAGATTAATGAATTGGACATTGTTGAATTAGACATAATTTAGAGTTAATTTATAATAAATATATTACAATAAATTACAATAAATTATACTATTGTATCTAGATATAAATAATAAATATATAAATATAAAAATATTAGAACGTTAAAATATATATAAAAAAACTTAATGTTTAGAAAATACCTAAAAAACTATTAGACTTAGTTTTAGACTTAGTATTAGATTTTTTATTAGTTCTTTTTTTCCTCATTGATGTTATTGATGTTGTTAGTGCATCTCTATCTGTTCGCTTATGTCTTTCTTTCATATGGCGTTTCATACTTGTTTTTGATAGTTTTCTAACTTGTTTTTTACCTTTACTATCCATATAAACTTCCATACCTTTTGGTACCTCATCACTATGGACAAAATTGTTTTCACTATGTCCATTATGTCCATTATGTTCATTATGGTTTGTCATTGATGTGGTTAGTGCATCTCTATCTGTTCGCTTATGTCTTTCTTTCATATGGCGTTTCATACTTGTTTTTGATAGTTTTCTAACTTGTTTTTTACCTTTACTATCCATATAAACTTCCATACCTTTTGGTACCTCATCACTATGGATAAAATTGTTTTCACTATGTTCATTATGTCCATTATGTTCATTATGGTTTGTCATTGATGTGGTTAGTGCATCTCTATCTGTTCGCTTATGTCTTTCTTTCATATGGCGTTTCATACTTGTTTTTGACAGTTTTCTAACTTGTTTTTTACCTTTACTATCCATATAAACTTCCATACCTTTTGGTACCTCATCACTATGGATAAAATTGTTTTCACTATGTCCATTATGTTCATTATGATGCGAATGTGAGGAATGTGAGGAATGTGAGGAATGTGAGGAATGCGAAGACTTCATACTACCCATTCTACCAGGTTTGCATAGTATTTTAGATGCAGCACACCAAAGAATACAAATATCATCATAAAGGATTTTCAAATCATCTTTTCTATCTTTTTCCTCAACAACATCCATTTTTTTTTTAAGACTAGATTTAAGAAGATGAATAGAATGAAAATAAGATTTAATCTTAAGACTATTATCTTCTTTCTTTGATAAAACCATCCATCCTAGCTTTTCAAACATTTTTGCTTCCCATTTATGAAGACCATAAAATGTAGCATCGTATCCATCTTTCATAGTATGTTTCTTATTATTGGAACATTCTGTTAAATCAGTATCTAGAAGCTTGTGTGCAGCAGTATATAATGTTTCAGTATGTTCAAGCATAATCTTTAAGTCATCTTTTCGATCTTCATCGTGAACGCTTGCAATCTTATCTTTAAGACAATCTTTCAAATGAGAGACAGATTGAAGATATGCACGAACTTTTAGTTCATTGCCATGTTCCTTAGCTAATGCCATCCAACCGAGTTTTTCAAACTTGGATTCAAACCAATGTTGAAGACCATGCATTGTGCATTCATGTTTATTCATATTTTTATTATGAGGCATATTGTTTTATTTATATTTTATGTATATTACATTTTATAAATATTTTAATTTTTTGGTAATATATATAAATTTAATTAGTATTTTTATTTTTTGAAATAATTTTAGAATATTAGTATTTAGTAATTTATTATTAATTTTCTTTATTAATATTAATAATAAAAATAAAAATAAACATAAAAATAAACATAAAATCTTACTATCACTATTATTTTATTTATACCTTTAGATTATTTATATTATTTCTTTTCAAATGGCTACAAATAGTAATACTATTGATACTATTGATATTAATTATAAACAAAATTTAGAATTAGTATATAAAAGTTCTAATGATGTTATACACGATTTCAATAGTTATTTAGTATTTTACATAAATTTAAATAAGTTTGTATTCAATATATTTCAACATAGTAAAAGCAAGGATATTGAAACACTACCCATAATTGAAGGTATAATTGCAAAAAATATTAATTTTGAAAAATTATTAAATGAATTTAAAATTAAATATGAAGATAATGAAAATGATTTATGTTTAGAAATATTAGATGAAATAAAAAAACTTTTTGTTGAAATAAATAAATTACTTCTTGATCTATTAAAAAAGGTAAGAATAAGCAATTTAATAGTTAAATTACTTACTCCTACTTTACAAGAACACCCTTATCAGGAACACCATTATTCAAATTTTTCAAGAAATACAAAATATAATAGAAATGGTCGAGGTTATCAAAGTGGTCGAGGTGGTCGAGGTGGTCGAGGTGGTCGAGGTAGTAGAGGTGGTTGGAGTGAAAGAGGTGGTCATCGAAGATATACAAAAAAATATTTTAAAAAATAAAAAAACAAAACAAATAAATTTAATTAGTATTTTTATTTTTTGAAATATTTTAATTTTTTGTAATATTGTATATTGTTGGATATATTGACAACATATCAATTCTAAACCCGTATCCTTTAACTTTATATGTATCACCTTTATTTAATAAATTATAGTCTTCAGCTTTGTTAAAATCTCCAAGGAACCAAACATTATCAACAATGTATAAATTATTATTATTATCAACAATATAATATTTTATTTCACCCTTATAGCCAGATACAACGTATTTATCTTTAATTGTAATAATATTTTCAAATCCAAATATAAAATAAAATATAACTTGTATAAATATTAGAATTAGAAAAAATATAATTACATACGTAATTGGACTATGTAATATATTTGATAAAGACATTATCTGTTTATAATTATTATTTTTTAATTATTTTATTATTAGAATTATTATTATTAGAATTATTATTATTATTAGAATTATTATTATTATTAAAGAAAATAAATAAAAAATAAATGAAAATACAAAATTAATAAATAATCAATTAATATTATGATGTTGAATCAATAAAATAAATTAACATACTTAGAATAAATAATAAAAACCCTGCAGGTATCATATTTTCTTCAATATTAAAATTAGAACTGTACCCATTTTTATCATTATTTTTATTACCATATCCAAATTTACTACCATACATACCATATATAATACTTAATTTATCATTAATATAATCCATAATATATTTAATAAAATCTCCACTTAATAATTTTGATAATATATTTATATCATTATTTGTGTTTTTTTCATCATCTTCTTTTTCAGTATATTTTGTAGTTGATGGAATAGTAGTATTTGTAGTTGATGGAATAGTAGTATTTGTATTATCTATATCTTCAACTTTATTTTCAAATCCTTCTAACATTTGTTTTTTTGTATTTTTATCTATTAAATAATTACCTATATTGCCTCTATCATTGTAAATATTAGCATTAGGGTTTAAATTACTTGCATTACCTCTAATAGATGTATTTTGTTCAATTATATCTCCATTGTTCATGTATCTAGAACTGACATTACCATCATTATCATCATTACCATCATTACCATCATTACCCTTTCTATCAACTAAACTAGTTAACATATTAACAATTCCAGATTCAATCTTGCTTGCCAAACGCAATGGGTTTATATCTAGCTCTGTTTTCTTCTTTTCATTTAAATAATTAGTATATGCAGTACCATATTTACTTGATAAAATAGTTTCGTTATCATTATAATCACTTTTAATTAATTGATTTATTTTATCAAAATTACGTTCATATATAGGTAAAATAAATGATTTATCCAGAACCTTATTTATATTACTATTATAATTGCTAATATTTTTACCATTATTTGATACTAATTTATCAATTTCAATATACGTATCTAATTTGGCTCTAGATACATCAATATCTTTAAGCATTGATTTATAATCAATAGTAGTAGAATTTAATCTTGCAAGTTTATTCATATTATTGGATAAATCATTATTTGTATTATCAATAATATTTTCTAAATAATTTGATAATTTATTTATTACATCAGTTTTTATTGATGTTCTCGTTAATGTGTTTATTGATTTAATAGTATTACTTAAATAATTTATTATATTGTCAATACCATTATTTATTATAATATTAAATTGCTTTTTAGTATTTAAATATGCATTATTTTTATATAATTTAATTAATTTTTCCAATTCTGTTATATAAGTTGTAATTATTTTATAATAATATTGTTTGCATAATTTAACTTGTTCTAGACTCAAATTTAAATTATCAAATAATGTTGTTTCAAATATAATGTTTTGTGTATTATTAGTTTCTGGTGCTTTTGTAGTTTGTGGTGTTGATATTGTTTCAAATCCTTCAAATACATGAGTTCCTCGTAGTTTAGTATATACTTCATTTTCTTTGTTATCTTTGTTATTTTTATTATTTAGAATATTATCATAATCTTTTTCATAATTATCACTATTATTACTATTGACAATAATACTATTGTCAATAATACTATCACTATTATCACTATTATCACTAATTACAATATTTTTAATATTTTTATTTTTCTTAGCTCTATTATGTTTATATGATTTTGTATGGTCTTTTTTATTTATATTATTTGATATATATGTTGTATTATTTGGAGACAAGACAGTATTGTCAGTATTGTAAGTATTGTCAGTATCGTCTATCATTACATTATCACGAAATTGTTCTTTTTTGATATAATATGTTCGTAAAACAATAAAATATATTATTATACATATAATAAATAGAATGCACCATCCATTTAAATTATCTTTTATGAAAGAAAATGGTATATCTAATATATCTAATACATCAAATAACTCCATTCTATATACTTATAAGTTATATTTAATTCTAGATATATTTATATAATAATGAGCTTATTATATTTACTATATATTTCTTATATATTTCTTATATATTTCTTATATATTTCTTATATATTTCTTATATATTTCTTATATATTTCTTATATATTTCTAGATATAAATTATAAATTTTCGAAACGTTATATTTTAATATCTAGATACAATTGTGTTATTATTATAAACAAAATATATTAGATAATATTAAGTATTATATGTATCTAGATATTAAAAAATAAAACATTAAAACATAAAACATAAAAACATGTCATTAAGTTCTAAATTCCAAAGTTATGATAATTTTCAAAAGGTAGAAGATATGAATCCAACAATTCGTGAACAACAATACGCATTTAATGGACGTATATTTTTACCTCCTAGCACTGAAAAATTCAATGCACAAACTAGCACAGTTGGAGGAAGTGATAATGACGTATCAAAATTTTATGGACGTGGTAGAATACAAATTGAAAAAGGAGAATCAGTTAAGCCTTATGAATTATATAAAGATTCTAGTAAACAACAAGATACAAATGTAAGCCTAATTAGTAATATTATTGTTCCTAATGCATTATCTAGAACATTTTTTAGCAATGATAATGTTGAAAGATTACAAAGGCAAATTATTAGCAGAATATATACAGAAACAAGTAAACAAATAGGTAAACAATCATATCAGGAATTACAAATAATCATGAAAAGTATGTATTTACAGTATTCTAAAAATCTAAATACTGATATAGAAGGACAAGTTGTTTTATTAAATAAATATGTTGTAGACGATTGTGTTCATACAATTAAAGGCAATGTTTCACAATATGAATATTATTTAAAAGATATAACAAGTCCAATACCAGTAAGAACAAATCCTCAAAGTTCAAGTAATAAGGGATATAAATATGGAGATTTTAGTTCTCTAATTCCAAGTCCTAATATTGACTAATTTTGACTAATTTACCTATCTGCATTGTTTATCATGCGTTTTCTTTTATCTTGTAAAATCTATTTTTATATTAATGTATGATACTAAATACCATAATATATAGTATGAATACTGCAATAAAGAAAAAACAGAGAAATAAACAAATAACTAAAATATTACCAATTCAATTACCTATCCAAAATGCTGATATAACAAACGCCAATACAAATGAACAGATTCAAAATACTGATATAGCAAACGCCGATATAGCAAACGCCGATATAACAAACGCCGATATAACAAACGCCAATACAAACGCCGATATAGCAAACGCCGATATAACAAACGCTGATATAACAAATGAAAATGAACAGATTGAACAAAAACCTATTGATATTTTTTTTGGTGCAGTTTCAAATAAACCAAAATCACCAATACCATTTCTTACTTTAAAAGATATCCCATTAATAACTGCAA